GATGCTCTAACCCATTCTCTAATGCGTACTTCACTTCCTTAGCAGTACAAACCTCATAGCTTGGTCTATTCTTCTGTTCAGCTAATTTGTGAAGTGCTTGCTTCACTTGAGTGATTGTTGGGATTTGGTTCATACCGCTTCTCCAAATAGCTTCTTAGTCTTATCGCTAGCTCTGTACAAAGCGCAATTGTTATAAACTTTGCATTCAAGCCATCCACTTTCATGAAGTTGGCGAGCTGTTCTCTGAGCTGATCGTAATGTTTGGTTGGTAAGTTTTTTTATTTCTTCGGTGTTTAACGCTTTATTTGATTTTGAGAATTGCTCAAGCAAGCGCATAGTTCTGTTGAATATTTCAATGTTTTTACTCACGCTGCACCTCCCACTTCATCTCTAATGCTTGCGAAGCGACAAATGTCTAAGCGATCTAAAACACGCACTACACCGCGCTTGCCATGACGGTTTTTCGCAACAATGATTTCTGTAATTCCGCTTGGTAGCTCATCATCTGAATTGAGAATTGGATGAGCCAAAATGATTTGATCTGCATCTTGCTCGATCTGCCCTGATTCTTTGAGGTCAGAAGCTTTAGGGCGTTTACCCTTCTCTGATTCACGATTAAGCTGTGCCAATGCTATAACTGGGCAATTAAACTCTTTCGCCAATGCTTTTAAATCACGACTAATTGAGCTGACTTCTTGATAGCGGTCTTTCTTGCTTGGATCACGCACTAACTGCAAGTAATCAATAACAATGCAGCCAAGGCGCTTATATTTGCGTTTCGCCTTACGTGCATAAGAATGGATTTCAGCTATCGTTGGCTTTTGCTTATCTTCGATATGAATTGGCAGTTTACTGAAACGCTTTTGAGCATCTGCAAATTGGCCTAACATCCCATCAAACAATTCAGCATTGTGAATATTGTCATATGGGATTGAAGTCAAAGCAGAGATACAACGATTCGTAAAGGTCTCTACATCCATCTCCGCTGACACCACCAGAACAGGTTCGCGATACTGGATTGCAGTCTGGATCACAAGCATTTGAGCAAGTGTTGACTTTCCTGATCCTGGACGACCTCCTACTACACAGAAATGACCTTTTTGAATCATTCCTACCAGGTGATCAACATGAGTAAGGTTGAATTGCACACCAGTGTATTGCTTGTTTGCCTTAGCCTCAGCCTTTTGGATCAATCGATCCGTAGCGCGCGAGATAGCCTCCTCAAATGTGAAACTAGACTTCTCAACATCGTTGCCAGTCTTTTTCCCATCTAGGATAGATTCAGCTGCAATGTGAATATCTGGAATGGTTAGGTCTTGTGAGATTTGAGCAATGCTTTCACCCATCTTTTCAACTTCACGGTGAGCTTTGAATTTGTTGAGCTCAGCGGTGTATGACTCAAGGTTGTAAAAGCTCGAAGGTGCTTCGCTGCTCATTTGAAGCAAGTATTCAGAGCCACCCATCAAGTGAATTACATTTTTTTGTTTAAGCTGTTGCTCAACCATTACGAAATCATAAGGTTTGTTTTCATTCGCTAATTCTGCAATTGCTTTGAAAATTTGCTTGTGACGCTCTGGGAAGAAGCAATCTTCATCAAGATCATTGCTCACCACATCAAAAGAGTTCGCAACTGTCATGAGTGCTGTAAGTACAGCTTGTTCCATCGGGATATTATGGATATGACTCATTACCAATCCCCCATGTCAGCTTGATAGTTTTGAGGATTGATTGTTTGAGTGTTGTTTTGTTCTGCTTGCTTGAAAAGTTTTTCAACAAGTTTGAAATCTCGTTTTACCCACTTCACGAAGTTTGAATACATCTGAGTGGTAGTCACAGCACCAGTGTGAATTTTGCTTTCGTAGTGAGGATTGATTTCAAGTAGTAATTCTTCAACTTGAGCTTGATTGATTTTTGGTAAGCCCGATCTTTGCATCCAAGAGTTGAGTTGGTGTAAATCAGGTTCCCAAATTTTTAAAACTTCTTCGACTTGGTTCTCTTGCTGCGCACTTTCTTTTAAGTTTATTTTCTTTTCTTTTACAGAGTGACATTTGATGCTACTAGTTCCAGTATCATTTGATGTTACTAGTCTAGGTGCATTAGATGTAACTACTTTTGATGTACTAGTATCATTTGATGCTACTAGTTCAACAGATAATCTTGACTCAAAAGTGACTTCGTAACTGGTAGCTTTACCCAAAGTTTTAGTGATGCTTACAAGGTTGTATTTTGCTAAATCAGACATAGCTTTTCTGACAGTTCTTTTGTCTTTAAAGCCTGCTAATTTCAAAATTAATGATTCACCAATAGCTTTGTTTTCTTCATGAAAGCCTTTGATGTGTCTGTTAAGCAAAACTAGACATTTGATAGCCTCACCACTTAAAACAGCTAAATAACCTTCATCACAAACAAAATTAGGCAATGGTGTGTAACCATCTTCTTTTTTGGACATGGCTTTTTGCTCATTCCTTTTTGCTGTGCTTGGATGAATGTCTACATTCTCCAAAGGCATAATTTTTAATGCACTCATCAGCCACCCCACACAAAACAAGCCAAGTCAGCTTTAGCTTTTGCCAAAGCAGTTGCATTCTTGAGTGATCGATGAAGCGTGTAAGCCTCAACCGCTTTCTGGAATAAACTAATCTTCCGATTTAGTTCAATGTCTGCTAATATTTGATGGTTCATAAGATTTATCTCCGATTGAACGCGACCGCTACCCTGTTCGCGCAGGAAAGCGGTTTTTATTTGCCTGTACTTTCTGAGCGGTCGCATAAATCTGCTTGATGCTCATGGTTCTTTTCGTTCTCTGTTAAACCGAAAATCTTTTGCTTAATCTTTGTCTCAGCTTTCAATTGTTGGAGATGAGGCTTGATTAACGTTTCATACACATACTCACTTGCACCCTGTCCTGCTCTTAGCATTTCTGCCAATGAAGACAATTGCTCCTTATGGTCAGTAGGCATATGGATCGTAATAGACGCATCCTTTTTAGGTTTTCGCTTTGTCATGGTTGTTCCTAAGCGCTCAACGCTTGTATATCGGCTTTAAGTTTGCCTTTAGTTAAGATTTGAATTCTGGCTTGCGTATCACGAGGAATACCTCTTGAACGCCACTTGCTTACTGTTCCCCGAGTTACATTCAGCTTTCCAGTTAATTCAATGTCTTTAGCAACCTTAAAGTGGGTTACTAAATCATCTACAGTCATGGTTTACCTCTATAAACTTATAGTTTCCATTAGTAAACCATAAGTTTATCAACAAGGCAATATGTTTGTTTACTATAGGAAACAATAATGAGGAATTTTTTATGAGCTCTATAAGTGATCGTATTATTCAAAGAATGACCGAGCTTAAAGTTCGCCAAGTTGATTTGGTCGACGCAACGGGTGCTACAAAAGGAGCTGTATCTAAATGGGTGGCAGGTACAAATGTTCCAAAAGCAGAGTATATGCCTGCCCTTGCAGCGACTCTTAAAACATCTCAAGATTGGTTATTGTTTGGGAAAGAGCCAGAAAAATTAAACACATTTAAAATGCAAGAGTTCATGGATAAACATGGACTAAAAAATACTAATGAATCTTCTTTTGATGTGAATGACATACATGAGCCTACTGTCATTGACTATGAAACAGAAAATGGCTTTATTTGGATTGATGTAGTGGAAGCAAATTTTTCTTGTGGTGCAGGTGAGTCAATTGAGTTTCACTTTGATGTTATCAATGGAAAATTCCCTTTCCCACCTTCATTTTTTCATAGAAAACATATTGATCCTAAATGTATGAGAATCATTAAAGCAAAGGGTGACAGCATGTCTGACTTCATTCATGACCAGGACCTTGTAGGTATTGATATATCCCAGACAGAAATAATTGATGGTGAGATCTATGCAGTTTACTTTGAGGGTGAAGGCATGATTAAACAAATATTCAAGGAAGAAGGCGGAAAACTTATTCTCCACAGTTTGAACTCAAAATATAGAGATCGTGAAGTTACTGAGCAGAATGGTTTAAATTTCAGAGTAATGGGACGTCAATTTTGGCGTGCTGGATAAATAAAACCTCTTAAATAAAAGAGAACAAAATGATCGCAACGCTCAATAAATCCAAAACTGCACTAACGATCAATCGCGAAGAGTTTAAATTGGCATTAGGTAAAATTGGTGCAGGAATAGATAAACAAATAGCCTCCCTTAAAAAGGCCAAGCAAAGCTATGATGCTGCGGAAATAGCACGCGAGATCATAGTTGAGGCAAATATCTTTGAGGCTATCATTGAAGGATTTAATGAGGCAGAAGAAACCAATCTAAAACTTACTGACATAACCAATCTTGATGTAGCGCAAGGATGGATAGATGAATTTTTGGAAAATTACTCAAAGGTATAAATAGACAATCAATTTTGGTGAGCAGGCCGAAACATGAATAAAAAATACAAACCTCCAGAGCTTCATGAATATAGATCCCTATCTAGTGGTGAGCAGATGGCAATACACCAGATGCTCATTTCTTATGTTCGAGAAGATTATCGTTTCAATATCATAATGATGGGCACGGCTGAACCATATAATTTAGTAAAGCTGCTAAGTGTAAATTTTGAGAATGAAGTTGCTGGAATATGGATTCATTTTGAAACTATCACAGGTGAGCAAAAGGCATTACCTATTGATTTTCTTTCAAGAATCGAGTTTTCAGGACAACAAGAAATTTAAACTGTGAACCCGACACAGACACTAGAAGCATTGGGTATAAATTGGAGCGCTTTATGGGTGGTAATAGAATCTTCGTTGATTCGGATGATGGGAAAAGAATATTGGAGACACCAAAATACTTTGAGTCACCAATTAAAATGACAAGAGATATAAATAAAATTTCTTTTCACCAGTTTTCTGGTGCTCCTGTTTACGAGGTGTCGACTGAGCTAAACATAATAGGGCTGAGCATTTTTCTGAGGACGAATATCGCACCAGATACCATGAAGCACAGTTTTGGGTTAATGCAAAGAGTGGGCAATGAAAGAAAGTGGATATACGACTTATGCATTTATCCTGAGCATCAAAAATCGCATGTTGACAGGAGAAAACGAGAAGTATTCTATGGCCCACATGTGCATTGTCTTGATGATTCTTTTGAAATTAAGCTGAATTATAAAATTGATGAATGGGATAAATGGTTTCATTTTTTTGCAGAAAAGATTAATTTACAAATTAGGTCAAGTGATATAATGGGACCTCTTGCTGGGGAGTTGCTACTATGACTATGCATCTTTCAGACACAGTCTTGAACGCATTCATCCAAAAATTTTCTGATCAGGAAAATTCTTGTGGCTTTACTTTGCCTTTAGTATTCCCAAATGGTTCACCCGCTGTGGTATATGCACACAAGGATACAAGAGACAATATCATCTTAAGTGATTATGGTTTGAATGTACGTCACTTTGACGAATCAGTAGGTGTAATTGATTTTGATGCTATTGAGAAAATTAAGTATTTTTGCAAAGCATATGAATCAATATCTATACAAAAAGGTTGCTTAGTTGCTCAATCAACTATTAAGCAGCTTGACTTTACCGTGATTGAATACACTGAACTGTTGAGCAAGTTAATTAACTATCAATATAAATCAAGATCACACAATGCCATCGATGAAATTCTAGATTCTATTAAGGTTGTTTTGGAAAGGAAATTTTCACAAATTGAAGTTAGCCCCAAGTTAGTGGGGCGGTCAGGCGAAAAATACCCTTTTAATTTTGCTCATAACAATACATTTATTGATTATATTCAAGCAGATAAAAGCAAAACAAACAATCAGTTAAGAAAGATGATAGATACTCAATCCCTTAATAATAATGTGACTTTCAACATAATTATTGATGATCTTGAGAGTGATAAATACAAATCTGAACAGGTTATCTTGTCTGATTACGCAGTTGTCCAACCCTTATCAAAATTTCTTGCTATTTAATTATTATATTTTTACCAAATAACCCACCCCGCGTGGGTTTTCTTTTGTCTATTAAAACATAAAGTTTCCAAACATAGAATTAAAAGTTTCTTTTAATAAACTTTTTGTTGACTTATAAGTTTCCTTTGGTAAACTAAATCTCATACACAAACAAAAACCGCCTCAGGATTGGAAGTCTAGGCGGTTTACTCAAAGAGCGAGATAAGTATGACACAGAATCATGAAACAATCACCACGTTCAAGGGATTTGACAAAGACCTTAAATGTCGTGGATTCCAGTACGAAATTGGAAAGACATATAAACATGAAGGTGAAGTTAAAGCTTGCGGTTCAGGATTCCATGCATGCGAGCATCCGCTAGATGTATTTGGTTACTACCCTCCTGCTCAAAGTCGTTATGCAGTAGTTGAGCAAACTGGCGACTTAAGTCGTGAAGATGGCGGAGATACCAAAGTTTCTAGTCGTGAAATTTCTATCAAATTTGAAATCGGAATTGCGGATCTAGTTAAGTTTGCAATCGACTACACCTTTAGTAATGCAAAGCATGTGAAAGGCAATCAATCAACTGGTAATCAAGGTGCAGCGTCAGCTACTGGTAATCGTGGTGCAGCGTCAGCTACTGGT